AAGCGTCCATCTCCGCATCGTCGTAGCCCACCAGTATGCTGGCGGTCACTACCATCTCAATGTGCCGTTTCATACCAAGACGTTTGACAGAAGCCGTTTCACATTGTTGCCGACGGTATCGAGGTTGTCCCAATTCGCCAGCAGATTGTCTATCTCCACGCTGTCCGCTCCAGCCCGCTCCAAAGCGTCGCAAGCCACGTCAGCCCAGTCCTCGTAGCTGTAGTCGATGACCTCAAGGCACTCGTCGTTGTCGAAGGGCAGCGGCAGTTCCCTGTCGGTGAGGAAACGCCCCATGAAGTTGACAAGCACGACGCGCTCGACGGTCAGCGGCTTGCTCCAGTCGGACTCGTCGTGCCGGATGTTATAGACGTGCCAGTCATCCGGGATTGTGGTAGCGTCGATGCGCTCCTCGATGAGCATACCTGCCACGGTAAGCGTGGACTTGCCCACCCCAAGCGTGAGGCGGAGGTATTGCGGCTCGAAGCCGCGTTCTTCGGTGATTTCTTTCCAAGTTCTCATGTCGTTTTGTGCTTTTGTTTGTTCTGTTTGTTCTGCTTGAGTTTGCCAGAGAGGAACAACTGCTGTTTCCGCTGGCGGTATTGCCGTTTCTTCTGCGTCCAGTATTCCTTCGGACGCTTCGGTTGCCTGCCCTTGCGCTGCGGACGCAGGATATTCTGGATTGTGCCCTTGCTGCATCGGAACATCTCGGCAATCTGCCGCTAGCTGTAGCCCTGTTCGTGCAGCACCCTGACGGCACTCCGCTGGTTCTCCGACAGGCGTTTCCTCAAATCGAGGCTTGTTCCCGCTATGGGTATCTTCTCGCTGTTGTATGGCATCTGTTTTGTAATGAATAGGAAAGAACTGCGCCAAAGGGGTGAAAACACGTCCACTTTAACACAGTTCCGTGAAAAAATTATTGATGTATGGCGCATCCTGCGGCTACGGGGTGTCGCTGTAAGGGGCTGAATATCTGAAGTAAGGCACGCGGGAAGCCTGCCTTAAACGGCCAGACAAGGCGGTGCAGAGGCAGGCTGCTCCGCGTGTTAAGGACTTCAGATTGAATGTAAGCCGCTCGGACTGCGCCCGCCCACCCAAGCGCAGACCCGCTTACTTGCGGCTGCGGCGGTGCTGGCTGGCCTTGCGCAAGGCCCTACGCGCCGCGCTCTTGTCAGCCCACTCCTGCTGCGTCTGCTCATAGTTGAAGTTGTTGTAGGAGAGGAAGGAGCGGAGCAAGCCCAGCATCTCGTAGCCGCACTCCGTCACGTCACGGCGCAGGATGTCGTCGGCCTTCCTTTCGAGTGCTTCGAGCGACTTGTCCTGCTCCACGAACTTGCCGTGGTCGCCGGCCTTGCACGACCAGTAGTCGTCATCGTTGGTGTTGCCGTCCTTGTGCACCTTCATCTTGCAGCCCTCGAACATGATGAGGTCCTTCATCGTATAGTACGCCCCCGCCGCCTTGTAAGCGTTAAGGAACTCCTTGCACGGCTCTGACGGCTTGAAGCTGATGGAACGGCGCAGCTTGTCGAAAGCCAGCACCGCCTCGTACAACGTCTTGGGCGCGGCGGTTGACGCAATCTTCTTACGCGCCTTCTCCAGCGTGGCGAACACCGCAGAGAACTCGTCGAGGTGGACACCCTTGCCCTTGTTGAGCCAGCAACGGAGCCTGACGTACTGACGCTTGCCGTGAAGACGCTTCGGCAGGCGGTTCATCTCCTCTTCAAGACGGTCGATGAAATGCTGCGCCATTAAGAGAGCCACCGCCTTGTTGTACCAGCGGTTGCGGTCCTTCACGCCCTCGTCGTCGTGCTTTGCGCTGAGGTCACGCTGCGCCTTCAGGTCGTTGAGCAGCACCCGCCAGCTGTAGTCGTAGCCACGGAAGAGGAGCGACTGGTGGAAGCCGCTGCGGTTGTTGAGCATTGCGAGGCACTGGGCGGGAATCCAGCGGCGCACGATGCCGTCCACGTCGAGATAGCCCACGCCATAGATTTTCGCCACCACCTCATCGACGAGCTTGCGCATCTCGGCATCGGAGGAAGCTATCTTCCTCAGCCGCTCCACCGCCGAGTCAGTACCACCCTTCGTGGGCAGGATGACAGTGCCGAGACCGCTATCCTTGCCGATAGCCACGCCAGAGACCTGATGCTCATGGTTGGGAATGACCACTTCTGCGCCACAGTTCTGGCAGATTACTCGTGTTGACTCACTCTTGTTTGATTTTGAATTTTTCATTGCTGTAATGTTTTTGTTGTTATTGATTTGTTGTTGTTTTTTGTAATGATTAGAACCAGTCCTTCCGCATGATGAACGACTTGTCGCCGCCCTGATAGAACCAGTCCTTCGCGAACAGTTCGTCGGGTATGAACGAGCCGTTGACAAGGGAAAGGAGGATGAACACCTCCAACGCAGCCTGCGCCACGTCGCGGGAAAGCGGGTTGCCCAACGCGCCGTGGCCGCACTCCGCCACCAGCTCCTTCGCCGACAAAGCCTTGAACTTCGCCCTGCGCTCACGGGCGGCAGACGACTTGGTGGGGCGGCTGTACTTGTAAGCGTCGTACAAGTCCTCCACACGGTCAAGCCACTCGTCGAGACTGGAAAACTCCTCTATCCCAAGCGGGGCGGCTGTCAAGTCCACCCGTTTGTTGTCGAGGCGCAGCGTGCGCTTCTTGAAGTCCACGCCGCAATGGGCACCGTCGCCCACCTTACTGATAACTGTCTGATAAATCGTATTCATTGTGTTGAAATGTTTTGTTCATTGCATCGCTCATGTCTTTTGGCAATTCGCTGTAACAGCTCAATATCGAGAGCTGGGAATCAGGAGCAAGCGGGACAGGCACGACCCGCTGAATCCTGATTCAAAGCTCAGATTAAACATGGCAGACCCTCGCAATGCCGTGGGGTATGCTCCCGTATTGTGGCGGTCTCGCCGGGCTGTGCATCGCTGAAAATCCGTCAATATGCAAACTGAGACTGAAGGATCCAGAGATTGACCCACCACGGACGCCAATCCTGGTTGGTCATCTCTGGTACCTTCGTTGAAACAGGTTACACTGAATGTCCCGGCCTTGACCGCCCCGCCTCTGCATAGGCTTCAAGTTCCACAATGGCATCGCAGGCACGGCACATCGCTGTAAGGGTCTCAATATATCCAGTGAGACCAGATGCCCGTCGATAAGAGAACCGGCGGTCAAGCCGGTGATACATCGACGGGCATCTGGTTCGTCCAAACTGGACATTGAACACTGCCTGCCCCTGCCATTCCGCCCATGTGCTTGGGCTTGGCGCAAGCTCGCTGGCGTGGCATAACGCTGAAAGGTGTCGAATACATCCATCATCTTGGTCTTCCATAGAGCCTTGTCTGACCGACTTGCCAGAGTCGTAAGACAGGAGATATAGAAGACCATACATCGATGGAAGTGTGAATGAGCCAGCCTTGCTTGCCATGTCCCTATGCTGGGAGTCATCGGATGTCGCGCACCATACTGTCGTAAAGGTCGCGGTTGTAAAGAAGCGCGTTGCGCATACATCCGAGAGAGAGGAAACCCTCGATGCGCGGCTGCGTCTTGGAACGGAGCGTGCGTATTCTGCGCCCCTTGCCACGCGCCACGCAGCCGAGCTTTCCGCAACGCTCCCAGCCGAGACCGCCGATGTCGCCCATCCCCACCCGCTTCCCCACCATGACGGCGCGGAGGCAATCGAGGACGAAGGCGTTGAGGGCGTTGATGTCGGCGGGAACGTTGATGGTCTTCAGCACCCCCGTAGCCCACGAGTGCTCGCCGTCGCCGTAGTAGAGCCAACGCTGTACGGAACGCCGCGCCACGTCGGGCTTGATGCCGTCGCGAATCCTCTTTATGGTGCGGCTCTCTATCTCCTTCGCGAAAGACTTTATGCGAGTGCCGCTCAACGAAATGTCCTTGCCCCGGATGGAGAAGCCGAGGAACTTGAACCATCGGTCGTTGGAAAGGCACTCCACCTTCTTCGGATTGAGGCGCATCTCCATCTTCGCCAGTTCCGACTGCATTATCTCCATCGCCTTTTGGTAATCGTTACCGATGAAGAGCGTGTCGTCGGAATAGCGGACGTAGTAGCCGTCCAGCTTGCTCAACTCGTCGTCGATATGGAAGAGCATCACGTCGGCGAGCCACGAGGCCACGGCGCAGCCCTGTTTGAGGGACTGGTACTTCTCCGCCTCGCATTTCAGTTCGCTGTCGTAGTAGCGGTCGTTGTGGTAGTATTCACGCACCACGTCGAGAATGAGAGAATGACCGTGCCTCGCCTCCACCGCATCGAAGGCAGCGTCGATGAAACGTATCGGCACGGAATCGAAATACTTGCTGAGGTCGGACTTCCACCCGATGACCTTGTGTTCCGCCCCGCTCAACTCCTCAATCATGCGGCTCGCCTTAGTAACCACCTTAGCGCAGCCGATACCCTTCTGGTAACTCGTGCATTGCGGGTGAACCATGTCGCCAGCGATGTCGAAGAGGAGGTCGTTGACAAGCGAGAGGAACACACGGTCGCGGTCGGAATTGACGAACACCGTGCGGAACTCGCCGGGCGTGTCCTTCGGGATTTTCGCCGTGTGGGGACGCTCGATGTGGTACTCGCCAGTCATTATCCGTGCGAGCATATCCTCGCGTCCTTTCGGCGACATCAGGTCGCGCAAGACCGCCGTGCTTATCCCTTTGAGCGCACCCTTGTTGAGAGCCTGCTCCCAACGGCGCGGCTCGAAGAACATTGAAAGGATTTTGTCGTTCATAGCCAGTCCTCCGCTTCAGGTGAGTCGGTACACTTGTCGTAGCCCGCCTCCAGCATGAGATAGACGTTCATGTAACGCTCCTTTTCGCAGCCGTCGCAGCACAGAACGCCCTCACGGTACTCGTCGATGAGAGCCTTGCGCTTCGATTCGGGATATGTCTTTGTTTGGTTGTAACAAGTTATTGAAATCATAATCTTACGGTTTTATGTCATACAAAGTTCAGTTGTTTCGCCATGTACGCCATTTCGGGGTAGGCTATCTGGTGGCAGCCAACGGTAAGGATGTCGTTCTCGTAGCTGTGGACGGTGTAAGTGTAATTCGTGCAATGGACTTCGAGACCCTTTGCGTTTGCGCCGCCTGTCTCGTGGCAACGGCTGACGAACACCCAGAGTTTGCGTGCCTCATCGACCGAGAGCTTGACGCTTTTGGATGTCTCGATGAGGTTAGCCTTTGCATTGAAATGAAGCAACACGTTACCGCCATAATATACAGAAGCGTTGCCATACGGAAGAGAGACAGGCAGACATTCGTGATAGAGCTGGCGATAACCCTCGTCGCCCTGCGCCTTGAGAGCGTCGATATATTCACGCTTCTCGTTGAGCAAGCGTTCACGTTCCTGTCTTTCCGCTTCCCGCTGACGCACTTCTTCAGCCCAGCGAGCCTCACGGGTGTCATATTCGTGCTTGTCGTTCTGAAGCTGCGCGAGCATCCACAGACGCTTCTCATGGATGAACCGCCGCTGCTCGTCACGGCTCATCTCACGGAAAGCCTTGTACTCATCACCAGTCAGCTCACGTTCATTGTAATATGTCGTGCCACTGAAGCTGATAGTAGTGCCATCGTAATTGAATGACGAGAACACCACACGCTCACAATGGTAGAACGGCGACCACTTGCGCAGGAAGCCACGCATACCGATATGCTCTTCAAGCCGTTGCTTGGCTCGCTGGATGCGGCTGCGCTTCGTGCGGAACTCATAATTCTTGTCGGCCTCGGCTTCGTTGTGCCTCTTCAGCTGAAGCATCCACGGGATAAGGTCGCCAGCCTTGCGGTGCTTCTGAACCTCCTTGCTCGTGACGCTGCCTTTGACCACAGGATAACGACGCTCTTTGCCATCGCCCCAACTGTACGTTGAGCATTGGTTCTGTGGAGTGAGGAAGCCGAGTTTCATGCTCCACTGACGATACTTCTTGGCGAGACGCAAGTGGTTGGTGCGGTCGAGATAAGCCTGCCATGCGCCCTTGCCGTTGACCAAATCGACTATCTCCTCCAATGGCTTGCCGTCCGCCATAGCCTTGACGAAAGCCTTGAAATGGCGAGCGTCAGGGATGTCGTACTTGCCGTAGTTGAAGCTGTAGTCCACCTCAAAATCCTTTGCGCTTAACCTCAGCAGTTTCGGAAGCGTGATGCAACCAGTGACCTTGAACCACCGAAGCATCTCCTCAAAGCCCTTGCGGGAGAAGCCGTGTTCCATAGAGTTGCACGAAGCCACCGCCACACAATCGACATAGCTGCGGGCGAGCATCTTCAAGCCGTAAACCACCAGTGCGGTGTCGCTCATACGGTAAGTGTCAATCATGCCGTAGTAGTTGCCGTGAGAAGGGTCTGAGAACGTGAAGATGTTGTCGCCCTTCGGAATTGCGTTCTCCATATAGCCCTGATGCTTGAACGTGCTGCGAGAGTAGCTGTAAGTGTTGACAATAAAAACGATATTGCCATTCACTTCGAGGCGTTGTCCTATGACAGTGCTGTAAGAGTAGAGTTTGCCATATTTGTGGGTGAAGTTCCCACTGCCGTGGCGACGGTCGTCGTTGTGCGCCCAAGCGTGGGCGATGTCGTAGTTCGATGCCATTGTTCTATAAGATTTGTTTTGTTGTTGTATTGAAGAATAGTTCCGAGGTTGCGGGAAGGGGTGAAAAGTAGTCCAGAAAAATTCGGGAGAGACCGCATTTTAACATTGCGACCCCTCCCGACGCGGACGGACAACCAAATCAAAACCGCCCTGCCTACAAAATGGAAACATATAAGTCTTGGTTATGTGCGGCTCACGCAAATATACTGGTGATTGTCGCCTATGCAATACTCGTTGTATCTGCCGTCCCAGTGGTTGAGAACGCTGCACCAGCCGTCCTCCTCAATGATGCTGTTGCACCAATCCACGAGAGACTGTTCCGTTCTTTCAGCCGCCACCGCCTCACGCCACAGGTAAGCATATTCATCGTCGTTCACAATGTCTTTGGCGATGCTCTCCAGTTCTTCGTCAGTGCCGATGTAATACTCAACACCGTTAGCCTTGTAAAGATGGTCGCCAATGTTCTCGAAAGTATCGTTGAGGTCGCCGAAGGTGCATTCAAGGTGCATACCAAGAGCGAGGAAATGACGGGCCTCATCCTCATCGCAATCACGAAGTTCCACGACTTGCTGGATGATCTTATCAGTAGGGGCGAACTCGTCTGCACCCATATCAAAGACAGCTTCAAGCTGTTCGGTCAGTTCGTCCTCTTCCTCCTCGATTTTGTCGCAGAGGTCATCAATCTGCCGCTCGATGTCGTCTGGGAGAGGATTGACGAGCCATGCAGAGCCGTACTTGTAACCACGGTCGGTAAGCAAGCCACGGAGAGCGAGGAAGAAATAGCGGGTGTAGAGGTCGTGAAGGTCGTGAGACGGGAACGTCAGACGCTTTTCCCCCTCATACCCAAGAATGTATCTGACAGCGTTGTCGGTCAGATACTTGTAGCATATCATCGTTGCCATAGGGTAATCGCAATCCTTGCCAAAAGCAGGCTTCATGGCACGAACAAGGAACGTGACATCAGTGTAAATGCCACGGTCCTTGTCGCTGACATCCTTGAACAAGCTGACGAAAGTATCGTAGTCGTGCTTGTATCGGTCGGAGTTGATGTAGTCCGACTGCGCTTTGGTGCCAGCACGAAGGTCGTTCATGTGGTATTCGTTCCACATCCAGAGCAACTTGCGCTGCGCTTCGGTGCGCGGCTTGATGTGGTCTTGACACTGGCCGCAACAGTTGCCGCCCTCGCCACAGGCGGAAAAACGGACTACCTCGGCGACAGGCTCCAGCGTCTCATAATGGATGCCACGTCCCTCGGTACTCTCCTTGTACAGGTTTATCTCAACCGACCAAGCGTTCTTGTCCTCGTCACGGAACTCGACCGTGCGGGAATAGATGTTGTTTTCTTTTCTCATTTTGTAGAAGTTTTATGGTTGTTGTTTATTTTCTGCGGATGACACGACCGTGTTCGTCCCACGGCTCGCTGTTCTCGTCGTAGTCGCTCACGTCCTCAACGGCGTAATCGACTATTTCAAGGTCGTCCATATTTATTTGCGGAACGGACATGAACTCCTTGAGGAAGTCCTTCTCCAGATAGTCCTGCGCAGCCCCAAGAGCCTCCTCGTAGTTGTTAGCCTGTATGCGCAGGTCAACGGTGAAAGTGAAAGGGTAAAGCATAGTTTTGAAGTTTTAGAACCAAGACAATAAGACCCAGCTGTCGCTGTGGTCGCTGTTGTTGATGCACTGGTCGAGCGTCCCGACAATATCCATCGGGGAACATTCGGAACGTTTCAGCGCATTGCGGATTTCCGCCTCGTGCTCATGGAAGAAGCCGTCTTTGGCGGCTATTGAGTTGCGTGTGCGGATGAGGTCGTCGCGGTCAACCTCGTACATCATAGTGTAGCAGTCCATCTCTTCGCTGCCCACGGGACCCATGCCGCAATCGTATATGCGGAGGATGTCGTAGAGCGTTTCGGGAGCTTCGTAGCCCGACATCGCCACCTCCGGGTGGTACTTTATGGTTTGCTTTGCAACGTGAAGGTTTATCATAATCGTTAAGTTTTAAGTGTTATACATAAGACCGCTTTAAGTAGCAGCTGCAAGAGAAATCGTCGTCGCAGAAATCGGTTGCGGCATACGCCTCGTAGATTTCTGCGTCGGACACCAAGACATCAGCGTCGCAGAGGTCGCTCCAGAAGGTGCGCTCGCCACGCTCTTCGTTACGTTCACAGAGATAGTTGCCCTTCAGTTCGGACAACTGCTCACGGGAAAGGTCGGTCACGTTCATAATCGTTGTGTTTTAATGGTTAATACGTTTGTCAAACTCCTCTGCGGGCATACGCTCCTTGAACCACTGAAGGACGGTGGACTGCGGCGTGCCTGCCGGGAAAGAAAGGAAATTCATGCCGATTGTGTCGCCCGCGCTGTGGGGGAGGACATAATCGTGGAAGTCGCTCCACAGTCCGGGGAGCGTAGTGAGCGGCGTATGGTCTTCGCAATAGTCGCACCATGCGTCGTCGCCCGCCTCACAGACATACTCGTCGGTGTTGGCGTTCACCCACGCCATCACCTGCACGTCGATATTGCCGCACTTGTGGCAATACAAGACTTCATTCCAAGATGGGTTCTTCATACTCTTTGCATTGTAGGGATTATACGATAGTCCTTGCCTTTGAGGGTAGGACGCTGTTGTTCCACATATTCCACGAGTTCCTTCTCCTGTATGACAAAGGCAGGGCAGAACTTGTAGGGGAGCTGGCAGTAGAAATAGCTGCCGAGCATGATGTCAAGATAAATCGTAATCATATTGTCTGCATTGTTTTGGATTTGTTGATGGTTGACCGCATACACTCAAGCATGACGGTCGGAACGTTGTTGAAGTCGGCTGTGTCGAACACGCCCACCATATTGTTCTTGATAGGGGCGGACGAGAGTTGCAGCACACGGAATAGGTTGTTGCGGTCGGTGCGCCACGCCGTGCCGCCGCTGACGAAGAGCTGGTTCTCTGGAAGCCGCTCGAAGTTAGCCTTCAGGAAATCGAGCAGCTTTGCCCGCTTCTCCTCGGCTTGCTGTATGCGGTTGTCGATGACCGCTTTCGCCTCTGACATGATGTCATCGAGGTATGCGTCGCCGATATATCCCGAACAGCTGTCGATGACATCACCATCCTCGTCCTCCACGATGTAGCCGTAGCAGTCGCCACGTAAATAGCTGTCGTAGGTCTTCATCTCGGCCTGCATATTCTTCAAGGCAAGCTCGCGCCAGTTCTCCTCGGTGGCGCACTGCTCATTGATGGTGTCGCGTTTTGTCTGGTAAACCCATCCCGCCTGACCGCTGTCCCAGCCATGTCCCTCGCCAATCCACACCGTAACGCCGCTGTGGTCGTAGTACGCCATCGGCTGAATGACAAGCTCGTCGGAGGAGCTGACAAGGTTGAAGATGTCCTGGTCGGTCATATAGTCCCAGCACTGGTCGATGATTGCTTCGACAGGCTCGTCCTTTTCGTATTCAGCGTCGTAGTAGGCACTCGTGCCGTCGTGGAGCGCGAAGCCGCCAGCAGTTTCCTCCAGCCAGCAGTCGCCACGATGCTCACGCAGGTATTTCTCAATCTGGTCATACGAGACGTAGCAGCGGGCCAAATGGCTCAGGAAGTCACGCTCGCTGCTGTAGTGGTGCTTGTCACCTATTTGGTAATGGGGGAGGAGAAAGCCAATCATGTGGGCGATGTTGTCCCACTCGCGGGGGCTTTCGCACTCCGTATCGTAGTCTATGTGGATTGTATAGCCACGGTATTCTTCTGTTTGGTAATGTTCCATTTTGTTTGTGGTTTTAGTCTGTTAATCTATATTGTTCATACATATAAGCGTCATGTTCATTATCAAAGACGCTGAGACCTATTCGCTTTTGGTCAGCCGCCTCCTCGTCCGTGAGGTCAGCCTCCCACATACGGAAACGACCGTAGTAGTTGTCCCAGTCGCAGACCCAGTAATGTTTCTTTTCCATGCTGTCGTGGCTTTAGGGTTCGTAGAAATTCACTCTCACTGTGTCGCACGGCTTTCCGAACAGGGGATAGAGGTTGAAGTCGTCTCTCTCATCCCACAGATATTCGCAAACGTAGCCGTTTGGAAAGTTGTCGCGCAACCATTCGTCTATCTCCAGCTTCTCGTCATACGTCATGTCGTAGGACGCTTCGTCGCCGTATTCGAGATAGCCGAGTGCCCAGCAAGGCACGTCCTCGGTAGTTACAAGTCGTGGCATAGGCTATGAATTTATGCTTGTTCACACACTTCTTGTTCCTGCTCGTGCCAGTACAGTTCCTCGCCCAATGCGGTCTGGAAGTTGTACTTGATGCCGAAAGAGCCGAAAGTCTCAAAGAACCAATCAACAAGCCAGTCGCGGTCCTTCACGCTTTGCTCGCCCATGTCGCCGTCGTTCAGACGCTTTATCATGTCCTCCACCATAGGGCGGTCGTATTCAGCCCCAACTATACCTTTGCGATATGGCGGATAGTCATAGTCGATGTTGTTGAAGTTGCCCTCAATCTTGTGTTCGCTGGAGTTCAGGTATTGGCGCATCTCGTCGTTGAACTCGTGCGCCATTTCGTAGGCGTAGTTCTCGATGCGCTCGTCATTCCACGTTTCCATGAGATAGTCGCTGTTGTCCTCGTCGCAGAAGCCGTCGCGAGCTTCCTTGAGGATTTCCGCAACGCAGTCGGCCATGCGGTCGATGTTGATAAATTCCTTGATTGTTTCCATATTGTTGTGCTTTTGTTTGTTGAAGAATAGAAAACGGCGGTGTCCAAAGTTGTCCACCGCCGCACCTTTCTTGCAGATTTAACATTTATGTATGGGTAGCCCATCCATATTCGGGCGATATTTCCACGCTTCCGTTTGTCTTGTAGCCCTCGTCGGGCAGGCCGTGGAAGATGATGCCACCGTTGAGCGACATAGTGCCGTCCTTGCGGATGATGCCGAAGCCGAAGCAATGTTCTCCGAAATCGGCGCAAATGCGCACCTCGTCCACATTTTCCCAGCGGGCGAAGTTCATCATCTTCACAAGCATATACTGGAGCGATTGCTCGTATTTTATCTGTCCGTCGCGCAACGCCTCCTCGGATTTCTCCCAAGCGGCACGCCATTTCTGTTCCGGGAATATTTCTATACGCATGGTTGTCAGTTTTTGAATATTCTTTCTTCAAGTTTCAAAGTCTCTTTGTACGCCCTCAGCCAAAAGCGACCGAGTTTCGCGCTTTTCTTGCTCGCCCACACAAGAGCGGCAAGGTATATCGCCCCGATCCACGGTATGCTGGAGAACACCAACAGCGTGGGAAGGATGAGCAAGTATGATATTGCGAGTGTTTTCATGTCTTTCACGTTTTATAGTGGCACTTCCTCATCCTCAACGATAATGTCGGCGCAAGCCAACGGAGCGTACTCGTCCATCGTCAAGGGCACACGCTCCCACTCGTCCACTACATATTCCACGGTCTCGTATGGGCAGACCGCCTTCAGCTTGCCAGTGAAATGCTGGTGTTTCGCGATTGCTTGGCACACAGTCCTGTAAGCCTTCGGGGTGAGCCGTATCATCTCGTCGTCAAGCCCCGCGTCGATGTCGTCGTAGAGCACATAGTGAGCCGTCTCGCTGACCGCAATCGTGTCAATGACGTTCTCGGTGCTGAAGAAACA